CATTTTAGCCTCTTCGAGTTTATACTCATAAAAATCAACTGATTCAGGCATTGAAAGATTTATCTCATTTTCTTTGGCTTTCCAATATTCGGCACGTTGCTCATAATTTTTAGCAATTTCAGAAAACTCAACCGATTTTCTCATTCTGTTGTCGTTACGTTCAAACAATGCACGGTGTCTTTTTTCGCTGTGATGTCCTACTTTTATAGGTTCTCCTAATGCTAAAAAATCACGTCCTTCGTGTGATGCTTTCCATTGTTCTGTTGATTTCTTTTCTGCATTTAATGAAGCATTTACCAATTTGTCAGCTTTACGTTTTGCACGTTCTTGTGCGTTAAATCCGTCACATCTAGTAATTGAATAATAAAATGCACCGTCTTTTGATTGACCTACGCAATTCCAAACTTCACATTCGTGGATTTGTCCGTATTTTGTTGTCACTTCAATAATGTCACCTTTAGAATGTCTTTCAGTTGATTTAGCAACAAAAACATTTGGGCAGTATTTAATGTAAGTATTCATTTTTCGTTTCTTTTAAAGTGTCCACAAATATAAGTACTATTATTTAATTAAAGGTACTTTTTATTAAAAATAATTGAAAATAAATTTTAGGGCATAAAAAAACCGTTGATTCGGGTTCAACGGTCAAGACCTTTACGGCTCACAAAACAAAGTTAGATGATTAAAAAACCCTTGCAGTTTCTATTCGTCAATAGTCTTACAAGGGGGTTCGTCATAAGTTATACCTTTCGGCTTTCCTTTACGTAAAATGACCTATTCGGGTGCGGTGTTCCAACGAGAACCGTAACAGGTACTGTTGTGGCAAAGATACAAAAAAACCGCCTATTTCTAAGCGGTCAAAATTCAGGCTTTCAACTCCGAATTTATAGTGTCGTTTCGTGGATCAAAGTATAAGAATAAACACGTCCTTTCTGCACCTCAACAAACTTAAACAAAGCATTCATATTAGCAATAGATGTGCCTTGACAACCTGCTGACCAATTACCAACCTTATTTCCTTTGCCCATGTAGTGAAAGTTAGTGAATGCAATTTCTTCGTAAATTTTACCGTGAAATTCTAATTGGTTGTCCTTATCATTATCCCTCCAATACAACATTGGTTTAATTTGCCTAAATGCTTTTTGCCCCATGTGCCCTTTATCCATCAACTGATAACAACCCCTATATTGTTTGTCGTGTACAAGGATAGCGGTTCCTAATTTATTCATTGGCTTCAATCTGTAAAACACTCCAGCGTCTGTTGTAATTGGAATTATCAACTCGTGTCGTTTGCCTTTATCGTCCCAATAAAATGCGCCACCCCAATCATTGAAGGTGTCCGCTGTGTTTTCGTTGGTTCGCACTCCGAAAAGATTTATCGAAAATGGCTCACGGAATACAACTGCTCCTATTTTTTCCATTCCTTTGATTACTTGGTCGATTGTTGGTTTCATAATTTCTTTATTACAAATCTAATTAAAATAGGTGTAAAAATTCCAATTGCTAAACCAATTAAAAACCAGTTAAACGGTTTGCGCTTGTAAACTTTTGCAACCCTTACAACTTCTTTAGTTTTCCATTTAGTTACAAATCTTACAGTTTCAATTGAATCACGCTGTAATCTGTATTTGTAGCGTATTTCTTGACGTGTCGGTGGTATTTGTACTTCGGGGCAATTTAACGGCATCTGAACGAAGATAATTGAATCTTTGCCGTTTATTTTGATTGTTTTTTCAACACTTACAATTCTTTCGGTTGTATCAATTGTTCCGCCCTTCTTTAGGAATTTAGTAAAGTGGTAACTTGCTGAACAACCGTAAAGAAAATAAAGCATTCCAACTATGTAAAGCGCACCCAATAAGAATGCGCTAATTTTTAAGTAGTTTGGTTTCATTTTGTATAAATTTTACATTCGTTGCATTGTATTGTACAATCTGAATCAACTGCCAAACATTCAAAGTTAATTTGTTCTTCTTGACCTCCAATAAGGTCTGATTTCAGTTGTTGATATTCAGCGTTATTTTTTAGCTTTGTATCAAAGTAGTAAAGTATTTTGTTTAGCTTTTCAATCTCTTTCGATTTCATTTGACCTTTCACAAATTCGTCGTTGTAATCCGCTTCTAATTCTTTGATTGTATCCGCTTGTCGTTGGATTGTTTCTTTTAGTTGTCTTTCGTTCATTTTATTGGGGTTTAAAAGTTTCGTTATAGTATTGTTCCGCCATTCTATTATAAAATCTACTTGTTTTTTCAGATTGTTGGTCGCTCCTACCATCTCTATAAGTATTTATTATCTGCTGTTTTTCCATTTCTTTGGCTTGTTTAATTAATTCTCTTTTATTCAATTCGTTTTTAGGAATTATATGAGAATTTTCAATCAACCATTCTACTGCTGTCATTTCGCTTGTTCTTTAAGTTTTTGAATTTCTTGATTTTTAGCTAATATCTTTGCGTTCTTGCGTTTGTCTTCTTGAAGTAAATCAGTTATAAACTTCTTCTTTGAATCCAATTCTTTAGAAAGTACATTGATGCGTTCTTGTTGCTCAACGTTTGAATCTAGCAAGTCGTTATTTTTGCTAATTTGTCGCTTGTAGTACGATTTCAGTGTGATGTACTTAAGTGTTAACAGAATCGAGAATCCCGTTCCGATTAAGGCTAATGAGCCGATTGTGATGTGGTAAGTGTTCATATTGTTGTTTTATTAGTTACGTTGTTAAACCCCCTCAATTCGTGATTACTCAGGCTTCGGGGGTTCTTTATTAGTTACGTTTTAAAATGCCGTCTTTCCGTGCTGTCAACGGTTATAATCAATGCTATTGATTCAACTTGCACCGTAAGTTTTAAAAAACCCCTCCAACTGTATTTTTAATTTAATTTGCCAGACTTCGAGTAACTGAAGGGGTAATCATTCTTACTTGTCTTTCCAAGTTGTCATTTAAGCTTTGCCGAGCCTGTTTAATTTCGTTTTGTAAAGATAAATCGGTATTTCCGATTATTTTCGCCTATTGTGATGAGTGGTTGATATCAATTATAAACGGTTATTTGTGTTTTACTTACTTGTATTTCTTTGCCCTCGAAAAGAATAACCGTATAATTCAAGTGCCTGCTAATTATCGCGCATTCAGTATCTTTGTAAACGCAAGTTCTATAAGGAATAAAGTATTTAGTTCCCTTTGGTAGTTCGTGGTTTTGTTCAACTATTTTATAGCTTACAATTCCGTTAAGTTCTGTTTTTAGCAGGTATTTCATATCTTAGATTTTACAAATTCGTGAATAACTCCGTTTATCATTTCCCTCCTTACTTCTCTTTCAGGTTTGGCGCAATCGATAGTTTCTACCGTGTAATTGACTTGAATACCTTGCGAAGTAAAGCTACCTTTTTCACCACCTTGTTTAATTTGCTGTGATGCTTTCTCGAGTACGTTGGTTAGATACATTGACTCGTTTAGCGTTAGTGTGATTGTGATTGTTTTCATAACTCATCTAATTCTGCTAAATACAATTCTAATCTTTCAATCTCTTTTTCGTACTTCACAAGCTGTCTAAATGCGTTTAAAACGTGGTTATTGTTTACGTCTAAGTTTTCACGCATCAAAGAGTTCAAAGCAATTAGATTGACGTTTAAAGATTCAATCGATTCTTTCGTTTCTTCTATCTCTTTATACAATTTATCCCAGTCAAACTCTTTACCATTTTCGCAATCGCATTGAGTAGTTTTGTATGTTACTGAATTTTCAAAGCCTCCAATCGGTTCTTCGTATTCTCCCGTTCCGTCGCAACCAGTACAAACGGTCATAAATTTTTCTCTTAGTTTCATATCGTAAATTTAAAGTTAAAAGCCGTCCGATTTGTGGTATTATGACGAACGGCTAAATGTGGTTATGAGTGGTAAATCTCGATTTTATCTTTGCTAATCTTAATCTCCGTTCCTTGTGGGTAGTCGTTTTTTAGGTGTTGTTGCACTTGCTTCAAGCATTCAAGTAATCCAATTGCAACATTCGATTTCTTAGGATTTAAAAGCGCTTCGAGTTCGTCGAGGGTGATTTCTGATCTACCAAAAAGATTATTAGAAATATACCAGCCATTACAAGCTAATAATAAATATCGATAGTTTGCTACTAACTTCATCGCGCAGCTATTTTCCCAAATCTCCTCCCCAGCATTCTGCAATATTTCAATCGCTCTTAATCTTTCTGTTTCGTTGGTAATTTCAACGTAAATGTTTTCTTTTTTCATTGGTTTTGTATTAGTTTAAAAATTTCATTCGTGGCATAAAACGCACAACATAGCAGGTACATCACAGCGAAGATTATAAAGGTTTTAATGATTTGTTTCATTCCAATAGTCTTTAAATGTTTCGTGTTTGAACCCAATCATTGGATGAGTTAAACGGCTTTCGTTAAATGCGTGTTCTGTTTGTTGTTTCTCCATTTCTTTGGCTTGTTTAATTAATTCCCTTTTATTCAATTCGTTTTTAGGAATTATATGAGAATTTTCAATCAACCATTCTACTGCTGTTTTCATCTCCTTACAATTATTAATTTTCCGTCAATCTCCTTTGCTGTGTATTTCTCATTAAGCTTTTCAATCAATTCCTTAATTGAATACAATTTTAAAGCGTTGATTCCGTTCAATTGCTTGTATATTGAAGAATAGCTAATTTGTGCCGTTTCGCACGCTTTTAAGAGGCTTGAATACCCTTGTTGAATATAGAACAAGGTTACTTCTTTTCGTGCTTGTTGGTGGGATATTTTCATTTCCTTTAATTTTTTGTGCGTTACAGATGCGCACCCCCTGTTTAATTATGCTTTATTTAATCTGTTTTCAATTGCGCAAAACTCATTAGCCATAAATAAAAGAATTCCTACTTTGTTTTTATTCCATTCTTCAGCTGTTATGCCTAATTTTTTAGCTACTTCAACACATTTAGTTCTGAACTCTAAACATTCTACTAAATCTGTTCTTCTTTTCATTTCTGCTTTAATCATTTCAGTCGCTTTCATAATTCCTTTGTTTTAAATGTTGAACAAATCTAAGGTTTATTTTCCGTTCGGCAAAACTTTTTCCTAATTATTTTGCAATTATTTTTTAACTATTTGAAAATCAAGCATAAAAAAAACCGTCTGAATTAACAAACGGCTTTCTAACCTTTAAAAAAACGAATATGAAAGTACAAATATACGATTATTCCTTATCAATCTTTTTATTCCAAACATTTAAACCGATTGCTGTTGCTGAATAACCTATGAAAATCAATACAATATCGTAATGAAATCCATAAACAGCAAGTCCAACAGCAACCCAAAACGCTGTAAACGATGCAACTCGCTTTTGTTCAAACGTTCCTTTTGGTGCGAGTGTATCTAATATTAATTTTTTCATCTGGTAAAATTGCTTCTATTGGTTTACGAACTTTAAAACTACTATTTGCACTTCGTTGAATCATTACCCTATCTTCATAACAATCGTAAAGTTTAGCTTCAATTACTTCAATCTTCTTTTCTGCTTTTTGAATTGAGAAATAAAGGTAAACGATTGCAGCGATAAAAAATAAATTCTTTGCACCGTATTTGTGTAGTAGTTCTAAGCCGTCTTTAATCATTTTGTATAAAATTCTTGAGTTTCAAAATTATAAAATATTTCGCTTTCACTTTCGATTGTGCAAACTTTATTGATTGCTATTTGACCATCAACTAATTCTGTTATCGCATCTTTTAAAGCGCAATAAAGAAACTTTCCTTGTGAATCAATAACTGAAACTATCATATATTTGAAATTTTAAAAGTTCTCACAACGTTGCTTTCAGTTGTATTTGCATTTGCCAAGGAAACAAAGAAGTATAGTGGTTGTGTAACATCAACCGCAACAGAACCAAGTGTTAACGCTAACAAGGCGTTGTCTGTTAGTGCTGATGTTGCAAATGGATAGCCCGTTAGATTTCCGCCAGAAATAATAAAGCTTTCACGAATTAAACCAAAGTTATTTTGCGCGCTGTTTGTTGTTGAAATCGTTGCAATTGTAGTGGCTGTTGCAAAATCATTAACTGAATTTACCTTAACTCGCATTATTGCTGCCGTGGCAGTGGTTCCACTTCTTTGGCAGTTTGCAATGATTCTTAAATTATCTGAAGTTTCGAAAGCATTTGCATCAAAAGACAAAGTTCCGACCAAAGTTTCAAGTGTTGTTCCTGTTACGGGTGCGTAACCAATACCTTTTTTAATAGAAAGTTTCAATTTAGAAAATATACTGCTTTGCGTTTCATCACCAGTATTCGTGTTGCTTGTGTTTCCAATTACCGTTAAATTTGCATCTGTTACGTAACGTTTATTGCTTGAATCTGCAATATCTGCCGTTGTTGCATCCGCACCGCTTGTTACCAATCCTTTTGAATCGTAAGTGATTTTAGTTTTAGTTGCTCCCGTAATTGCTGAATTTGTAGCAACCGCTCCAACGTCCGAAGCTGTATAACCCAAAAGACTCTTAACCTCACTTACTGAAAGCCCTTCAATATTAGAACCGCCACCACTTTTACGACCTAAAATCTCATTGTTTCCAATTGATACTGCAACGGGGTCACTCGCTCCACTTTGTTTGGCTAATATTGAATGCGAAGTGAAATCGGATTTAGCAACAAAATCAGAAGTGTCTGGAATTGTTGGTTTATTCAGAATTTGAGAATCGCCACTTGTTGCGTTCCAATCTGCATTAACATTTACTTCTGCTCCTGCTTGTATTCCATCTAATTTAGTTTTAAGCGTATTCGTGAAATCGTTTGCGCTTAATCCTTTACCTGCAACCGCATCAACTTTTAAATCTACTGCTGTTTTTACCGCTTTTTGTGTAGGGTAAAATGTATCTGAATTATCAGTTAAAGTTGTTTTCTTATTTGAAGTCTTTTCGACTCCCGTTAAATTTATATCTAAACTCATGCTGTGATATTTATTACTGAATTAGGGTCTAAAGTTACAATACTTCCCGTTTGGTTTAATATGCCGTCAACATAAACGTTAACCGTTGTATTTGGCAAAACTAAATTCTCATCTGTTGTAACTGAATAAGTGTTGTTTGAATTACTTACAACAACCGAAGCTGAACCACCCTCACAAGTATAAGTTCCTCCTGCTAAAACTTGTATTGTTTCATCCCCATCCGTTACCGTTACATTTGGGCAACCGCTCGTGAATCCAGTATCGCAAATAGTCATATCGGAAACCATAATAACATCGAATGTCATAGCCCAACCTGCCAATTTATTTTCAAATCTATCAGTAAACGGTTCTAAGGTTGCGTCCCCGTCCATCATAATATAATCAGGATTCAAATCCCCTCTTTTCATTATGTCGTGAACTCGATTAAGTGCTTGCAACATTGCATTCATTATAGACGGTTCAAGGTCGTATTTTTCCTTACTATCTAAAATGTCCATCGCTAAAACAGTAATATTAAAGCGTTGCATTTTACCTTCAATACTTGCTGAATTAATAATAATATGCGCTAAAGGGAAAATCGTTTGTTTCGCTAAATCAATGTCGCTAATTTGCCCGTCCGTAATCGTGGAAATTAGGTTAGTCGCTTGTAACTGCGCTCTAAGTGTATCAAGTATCTTAAAATAACTCATTTCTTTTCCTTTGGTTTTTCTTGTTCGATTTGTTGAAGGAAAACCATTAATTTTTCAATGTTCTTTTTTGACCGCTTTTTCATAAAACCCAGTTAGTAAAGTTAGTGTCTGAACTCGGATAAATATCACCGTTACTGTTGCTGTTGTATTCAGGAAACAAAGCTTGGTTAAAACACATATAATCAACAAATCTACTGCTGTAATGGTTTGCCGTTTGCGTTTGTTTGTCAATCAATAAAGATAATTCTAAACGGTCGATATTCTCGCTTTGTTCTGCGTTATGCTTATAAACTCCTTTATTACCAATTGTGTATGCTGAATAAGGTAAATATTCCACCATCGCCCAATGGATCAACATAGGTTTAATATACGTGTTTACTAAAGTCAAATAGTTACCGCCTAAAGTATTTGCTATAATATCCGATTTTATCTTTTCTAATAAATCCGTTCCTAAATACTTTTGAACGTGAATATCTTGAGCGATTTTAATGTATTGAATAAATTTGTCAGGGTCAACGTTTCCGTTTAAAGACGTGAACTTAACTACGTCATCCCTTGTTATAATTAGTGCTTCTGCCATTATTGTACGTCTTTTGGTAGGTTTTTATTTCTTGGGCTAAAACCTTTTAAAGGTAGATTATTAGGATAAATAGAAACTTGATAAGGGTTAGTTACTTTATAACCTTTTATTTCAGCGGCACGTGTTCCAATTTGTGAATAACCTTTTTCAATAGCGTTTAAATCTAACATAAAAGTTACTCTTTTGAACTTATGGTGGCATCGTGCGCCCCCCTTAAATTTTAGTATGTCATAGACGTTTCCGCCAAATTCACCAAAGCCTGGATTAACAGAACGTCTGCTCATTTCTTCAATATCTTCTTTTCTAAATAAACGTTCTTCACGTGCCATCATTGCTTTACAAAATGCTCTTTTAGGGTTTTTATTTCCCGTGTATTTATAACGCACTTTGAAATACTTTAAATCCCCCACTTTTTTATCTTGTGAACTCTTTAAATCAGGTCTTGCATTACCAGTTTGAATGAGGTTAATAAGTGCGCTTAAAATCGTTGTTTTAGGCTCTAAGTTCTTTTCTGCTTCAATCAATTCTAAATCTAAATCGCTATCGTCTTCTTCAATTTCTCTTTCATCAACCATTACCCAACCGTCTCCTAATTGTTCACTATCTACACGTGCTAAAATTTCTTCTAATTCCGTGTTAACTTTACTCAATTCCGTTCCCGTTTCCTCTTGCTTATCTTCGCTCGATTGTACGTTTTCCAAATCAGTAAACTCCAAAGGTTGTAACGTTTTAAAGAACAATTTAGCCGTATTTCCATTGAACGATGTAATTTGTTCTAATCCATCAATCAAAAGTTGCTGTAAAGGTCTAATAACCATGTTATCGAATAATACAAAAGCATTCTTTAATTCGTCTGCATTGCTTCCGAAACCGTTAGCACTTCCTAATCCTAAAAGCAAACCGCTTGTTATCGAATGCGAAACCATAATTTTACGCTCGCATTCAGTTGAAAGATATTGATAGTGTTCGGGTGCATCGTTTAAAGGA